GACCGTTCCGTAAATATCACCCGCTTTGCGCCTTTTGCCGCCTCTTTTGGTTTTGATGTGGCGATTGCGCCTTTAGTTGACTGCAATTTCAACCGCTCAAAATCGAACTTGCGATGGCTTGAAATGTCCGCGATGAAAGTTCCGACCGTGTGCTCTGATATCTCGCACTTCAGTCAGACGGTCAAAAACGGAGTCGATGGCTTTCTTGTTAAGAATAACGATCTCTCAGAGTGGAAAAAGCTCATTTATCGCCTGATTGATGATGCTTCCTTAAGAGAGGCGATGGGCCGACAAGCCTATAAGCGTGTGAAGCAGGATTTTAACATCAAGAGAAATGCCGCGAAGTATGCCCGACTTTTGAAGAAGATATCGGACTTCAGCGTCTACACACCTGAATATCAGGAATTTAAACCAGGACAACTGGCGGAGGTAGCTTAATGACCCTAACGGATCTTCAGGTGTTTGTCTCGGCTCTCGTAAATGACCCTAACAATACCCGCTATGCCACAACCGATATCAATACAGAACTCGATAATTCGCAGGATGAATGGAATCTTGAGGCAAAAATCATCAAAGATACAGTAACGCTGACAGTTGTTTCAGGTCAATACCAATACGCTATTTCGGGACTCACGGGGACGCCTATTTCATTTGTGAGGGCGACTCATAAGGGCCTTCCGCTTAAGAAGCGATCAAAGTCCTATTTTGATCTCTTTGCTTCCGGCCAGGATTGGACAACTACCCAAGGAACGCCTACCGATTATTTTGTGGATATCCAAATTTCCGCAAACCAATATGTTTCTGTGCATCCCGTCCCTCAAGGGGCGGACGCAGGGGCCAATTTGGTCGTGGAATACATCAAACGCCATACGGCGATGTCAGCGGTAACTGATACGCCTTTTATGTCCGGCACGAACGCCAATTCCCTTCTTCGGCCTTTTGATTACGGCTTGGGGTATTCTGTCGCCGCGAAGCTCTTAGCGCGTGATCCGACGCCTGAGACGGTCCAAAAAGTCTCGAATTACAATACGATTGCAAACCGAGTAAAAGCTAACGTCGTGCAAGTCTTTGAAGCTTTGGAGAAGGAAGAGCCGTTAAGACTCCGTAGCACCCGCCTGGGTGTTAGAAGGCGGTCTTTACGCACCGTCTAGCGAAAATCGCTTTTTTTTTGGCTTGTCTTAGTCCTCTCGTCTTTGCAGGGGATATTACGGTCAGTCAGTTTGGTGGGGGTCTAAACACGCAAGACACCCCTGCTGAGATTGACCCTACTCAAGCCCAGGATCTTTTAAATGTGAATATTCAGCCAGGAGGCGCTTCGATCTTTAAACGCGATGGATACGGGCTTTTTGCTTCTCTTCCGATTGCTTGCTCGACGTGTGCGGTCCATGGCGGCTATCACTTCCAGCAAGTAGGCGGGAATGATGTGCAGCTATGGGGGAATGATACGGAACTCGCTGGATCGGTGAATGACGCGGCCTTCGTTAAGCTTTCAACGGGAGCGGTAGGTGCGACCTGGCAATGCGCCGACTCTCAAGGATTCGCCTATTGTCTCAACTCTTCGCGTGATACATGCATCAAAACAGACGGATCAAGTGCTAATACATCATTCCAGAGTGGCGTTCCTTTGGGAACGATGCTTGCTTTTACGCCACTACAATTAGTCGTTGCAGGAGTTTCTGGAAATGAGAGCACCGTTTATGTCTCTGGACAAAATGCTTTTACCAACTTCACGATTGGGGTATTGCCTTCTAGCCCTTTTACTGAGCCTATTGCTTCTCCTGGCAGCCGGATTACTCACCTTGCATACTACTTCGGAAAACTCTTCTGGTGGAAAGACCAATCCTTCGGATACGCCACTTTTACCAATCAAAATGATTGGCAATTAACGATTGTCTCAAATCAGATCGGGACGTTAGATAATTCGGATGCTTTCTGGAACTCCTCTGGGTTTGATACAGGTGCTAAGTTCTCAGGAACGGCTCAAGCTAATGCCGGAAATAGCCCAGGGGGAATTTTCTTTCGTGGGCAGGACAATCATCTTTATGTTTACGATGGGTATTACTTAACCCGCCTAAGCCGCTCGATTACGCCTACAGTGACGGCAGCCAGCCGACGCAAGGCAAATTTATGGACACAGACGACGCAAGCTGACTTCCAAGGCGGCTCCAATGTTCCGACGAATAATATCTCGGAAACCATAAGCGTCGGAGATGTGATTGTTTCGAGTTTCGCGACGACAGAAAATTCAAGCACGACCTGGAATTCTGGATCAGTAATAAACATGACGGTGAATCCGAGTTCTATAACCCTTAATACGAATAATTCAGGAAATGTACCTAATAATGATTTTGAAAGTTCTGCCGCACTAAATCCGTGGTCAGCGACGAGCTACACAAGAGATAGCAATAGTGCTCCTGGTAATACATGTTTCGGAGCATTTTCTGGAATTCATGGCTCATTTTTTGCAAGGGATCTATCAGCAACTGGAAATTCCGCAACGTTTACAGCATCAACCGTCGATTCCCATACCGGGGCAACGCTAGATTCGCAAAGTTACCCAGTAACGACGCATAATTGCACTTTCACATCTCAAACGTTCACAGTAAGCGCGAGTAATATAGGAAAAAGCGTAAACCTTAAGTTTACGCACACAGACGGAAGCAATACTGGCATTATTCAAACGACAAATCCCTTTGTTCTAGGCGGAAACATAACATTTTTATTGGCCGTGGACGCAACAGGTGGTGACGCAGCACCACGCTCGGCAGACATTGATAATGTTCAGAACGGCTCAAGCACGATCACTTCCGGCTCTTTTACCTCCCAGCAATACAATACAGGTTTTACGTCTGCGACTTATTCTTTAACTAACTTCGCTTGGACAGCCAACACCTCAACTCCGACTTTCTCAATTCAAACTTCTACTGCTTCAAGCGGTCCTTGGACAACTCTTTTAACCTCTAGCGGCACTAATGCCGTAGGGAATCAATACGTTCGCTATGTGAGCACACTATCAATAGTAGGAGGAGATAGTGCTCTTTCGGCTATCACCGCCGCTACTATCCTCGCCCGCTCCACAGGGACATATTATTCTAATGTCAAAAATGCTCCAAATCTAACCTCTTGGAGTACCCTAAACGTTACTGATAACTATGTCGGCATAAGTTCAATCACCTATTATACGCGCTCTTCCACTAACGTTATCGCCGTATTGCAATCGACTCCCTCTTGGGTCGCACAGACCAAGAACGCCACTGTCACAGCTTCCACAGGGACCTACTTTCAGCTACGCGCGGACTTCTTTCTTTCAGCCGCGACAGAAACGGCATCAATAAATGATTTCACCTTTAATTGGTTCGAAGGTTCAGCCTCAGATAAGGCGTATATCACCTATTTCAATGACGCCATCTGGTTTTCTGTTTCAGCGAGCACAAGCGCCTCGACCAATAACCGTATCTTCTATTGGGATCTCTTAAATGGAGCCTGGGTGCTTTATGACATCCCGGCCAATGGTTTTCAGATCGAAAATAACGCCCTCTATTTTGGAGACACTATTCAAGGGCGCGTCTTTAAGTTCGGGAGTGTCACGACAGACAATGCCGCTGCTATCAATTCCTACTGGCGCTCTAAATCCTTCTTAGGGGGAGATCCGTTTGTTCAGAATGAATTTGTCCAGGCGGATTTTGTTCTAGGGGAATCTAGCACCACTTTAACCTATACCTATACTCTCGATTCTAAAACGTCGACCGCTTATAACATCACGGCTTATGATTCGGCAGCGTCTTTGATCCAGCGGAATTTCCTGCTTCCTTCAGGAAAGATCGGAAAATACTACGACTTTAAGATTTCAGATAACTCAGGGAATGCGGCTTGGCGATTGATGGGACACAGAGCGCATTATAACGCCCTGAACTGGCAGCCTGTTCTTAAATGAGGAAATTATTGTTTATGCTTACTCTCCCGACTTTAGCCTTTGCCGGAGGACCGAAATCGACTTTCCCAAAGCCTCCTGGCATGGATGCTGAAATGCAAAACATCTATCACGATATCGCAAACCCCGTTATCAATTATGGGACTTGCTCTTCTTGCACGATCACAAGCTTAGCGATCTCGACTATTACGTTTGTTTCATCTTCCACCGTAACGAATGAGACGGTTACGAATTTAACCGTTCTAACGAAAGCGACGGTCCCAAATGGCGTCAATTCGACAGATGCAGCAGCTTATGGTCAGGTGAATTATGGCCTTCAAACATCTACGCAAGGATACAGGGTAAATCCTGGCGTTTCTATCAATTCTACATCGGCTCAAGTTATAGGGACCTCTGTCACGATAACTCCTACCCTTAATACAAGCAGGGTACTTATAACAGTCACAGGAGTGGTCGGTTGCGCTGTCACTTCTTGCGTTTGTAAAGGCTATATATTTAGAGGTTCAACGGATCTTTCAGGCGGAGATGGCGGATTTTGCCAATTTACAAATCCTGCTAATTCAAGCGCTCGTGTTCCTTGCAATATGTCTTATATAGATTCTCCGGCGAGCACATCAGCTTTGATATATAACGCCAGACTTTCAGGCGACGGCGTAAATGCGTGTATATGGACTCCTGCTACAGACGCGACTATTATTGCGACAGAAATAAAATGAAGAAATTGGCTCTTCTATTACTAATTCCAAGTATCAGCGCGGCAGACGGTTGCGATGTCCCTGCGGCTTTACATAATCTCGCGCCTGGAGCACAGTGGACTGTGATTGGAAATTCATACTCTGGCATTCATTGGCTTGACCAAGTTCAAACGCAGCCTTCTCAGACCCAGGTCACGAATTGGCTATCTACTTGCACAATGA